GGAGCAGGCCGAGGTACAAGAAACTCTTAACGGCAGGTTAGAAAAACTACTTAAGGCGTTTAAACATGGCACATTTACAGATGAAACTTTCTCCCTGTTGGAGATAGAAATAAAACAAATACAAAAAGCAATTTCAGACATTACCACTCAACCCGCAGCGAAAGCAGTCGAGCCGGACACGAATGCAGTAGTATTTGAGGCACTCAAACAATTTAATCACTCGTTAAAATCATTAAAATGACAAACGAACAAATCGCTGCGGAGGTAAAATCCATTGGAGATAACCTTTCGCAAGTGTTGGCAAACTCTGCCAATGCAAAAACTGATGCAGCCGAGGCTAAATCAGTAGTATCTGACCTTAAAGCAAAGTTGGAATCAGTAGTTTCTGCTGTTGACTTGACTGAGTTTAAAGGAGTAATGCAATCTCAATTCGATGCCCTTACCGTAAAGGTGAAAGAAGGACAGAGTAATTCTGTAAAAACTTTCGACCAGGTTCTCGTAGAGAAATTGGAAGGCCGCAACATCGAAGCAGAGATGAGCAAGAATGGCCGCATTGTAATCGAAATGCCGGAGGTAAAAACAATGACTTTGTCATCTAACCTTACTGGTGATCCTGTGGTTACTTACAATCAGCGTCAAGCTATTGTTCCATCGCAGTTAGTTAATTTCCGTGATTATGTACCTACTATCCAAAGCCCTACCGGATTGTATGTTACGTATCGTGAAGCTACCGGAAACAACAACAACATTGCCGCACAACTGGAAGGTTCATTGAAACAGGAGAACAACTATTCTCTTACCGAGGTGAAAACGGTAAACAACTTCATCGCCGGCTTTAGCAAGTTTAGCCGTCAGATGATTGCTAACCTACCTTTCATGACACAAACGCTTCCACGTTTGTTAACTCGTGATTTCTTCAAAGCGGAGAACTCATCTTTCTTTGCAACCGTTTCTGCTGCTGCAACCGGTACTACTACCGTAACTGCATCAACTGGACTTGGTAAGATTATCAACTTGATTGGTAACCATAGAAGTTTGGACTATACCACTGCGGTGATATTTGTTTCCAATACTCAATGGAGTACCTTGTTGAACGAATCTTTTACTAACGGTTACTACATGGGTGCAGGTGGCCTTACTTTGGGTGCCAATGGCAGTTTAACACTTGCCGGTATTCCTATCGTTGGTGCTAACTGGGTTCCTACCAACCGTGCTTTATTGCTTGATGGTTCATTCATTGAGCGTGTTGAGGTTGGCGGTTTGAACATTACGTTAAGTTACGAAGATCAAAACAACTTCGTAACAAACATGATTACCGCTCGTATTGAATGTTATGAGGCTATCAACTTGATGCTTCCTAACGCTGCCGTTTACGGTACTATCTAAACTTAGTGGGGAGGGATAAAATCCTCCCCATTATTTTTTCCCCATGAAACATATTTCAAAGCGTGAGCGAAAACACCCAACCAAAAAGACTACGCATATTGTGGCACGTTCAGAGTTACTTGCCAATGGCAAAATCTGGATCCGAATGGAACGCCCACGACATCAACAAATGGCTGATGAGCAGAGGACACATCGTAAAGGTGATGACCTCGAAACAAAGTAAAGAGAACTACGAATACGAAGGCATACACGTATTTAATAGAGAGCATGATTGGTATTTCCATCATGAATGGGCTGATGTAATATTTACACAATTAGACTTCGCAGCCGATGTAGCTATTGACTGCAAACAGAGCAAGAAGCCGGCTGTTTGGTTTGCACATAATACTTTCATGTACTCATCCGTAAGGACTCATCGTGAGTTGAATGTGGTGTATAATTCGTATTGGAATAGTGAGGAATGCAAGTACCAAAATAATGGATTTATATTACAGCCACCGGTTGACATCAACCATTACAGGGGTGATAAAGGTGATAAGATAACCCTGATTAATCTGAATAATAATAAAGGGGCAAATACATTCTACCGGATAGCAGAGGCAATGCCGGATAAGCAGTTTTTAGGTATTACAGGGGGTTACGGGCAGCAGATATACAAAGAGTTACCAAATGTAGAATTAATGCCGAATCAGTCAGATATACGAATCGCATATCGCAAAACGAGAATACTACTTATGCCATCGCACTACGAATCATGGGGGCGCACGGCAACCGAAGCAATGGCATCCGGTATTCCGGTTATTTGTACGGACTTGCCAGGATTAAGAGAAAATTGTGGAGATGCGGCAACGTATTGCAAACAGGATAGAATCGAGCAGTGGGTGGAGGCTATACGAAATGTGGAGGAAAACTACGAAATTTGCAGTAATAAGGCGTTAGCAAGGGCAGAGGAATTGCAGCCGGAAAATAATCTAATAAAATTCGAGCAATGGGTAACTTCTCTTACATTATAGATTCTAGCTTGGTAGATGTGGCATATGTTGAGCCGGTAACAATTGCCGAGGCAAAGTTATATATGCGTGTTTCTACGACTACCGAAAATGCACAAATAACAGAAATGATTAGCGGTGCAAGGATGATTATTGAGAAAGCTACCGGATTATCGCTTATCACAAAGCAGGTAACGGTATGGTTCAGCAATGAGGGTGGATGGTTTCAACTTCCTTTCGGCCCAATAACTTCATCCATTGTACTAACCGATGATACCACAGGTACCGTGCTTACTAATACTACCATCACAGGTAGTCAGCATCCAGTTATTACATTCCCATCCATTAATAGGCTCAAGGCGGTGTATAATGCCGGATACACTACACTACCTCATGCGCTAAAGATGGCTATACTTGATCAAACGAATCACATGTATGAGAACAGAGGCGCATTTGATGAAACGATGGGAGTTTGTCAGAAAGCGTGGCGCACTTGTCAGATGTACACTAAACGCTCACCAATCCTATGAAAATAAAGGGCAACAATACAAGGTTTCTTTCGGCTGAATTATTGATTGAGCCAGTAATTGTTATGGAGCCTACTACTATAACCGATAGTGAGGGGGGTTTTTCGGTGTCTTATAATATCGGCAGTACGATATGGGGAATGTTTATACCATTAGGGCAAGACCGACAATTAATATCTGCGGAAGTAACTTTCACCGATTCGGCAAAGGTGTATGTCCGCATCCCCCTCACAATCGATCAAACGCATAAATTGCGGATTAATGGGCTAGATTATACTATCCATTCAATTACGAACTTGGAGAATAAGTATCAGTATTACGAAATAACAATTTATAAATAATGGCAGGGTTTGCGCTTGACATATCGGGAATTAAGCAAGTAGAAGATGCCATTAAGAAGATTGATGCGAAGGCGAGCAAAGGACTATCGGATGAAATGTCAGCAGCAGCACTTAATATTGAAAAGAGCGCAAAGCGGATGGCACCGGGTAATTTAGGTAAGTTAAGACAAAGCATAAACCACGATACGGGTAATTCATTATTTAAGTCAGTATTTAGTACGGTTGAGTATGCTCCGTATGTGGAGTTCGGTACAAGGGGCAAGGCAAGAATACCTGCCGGATTTGAGGCATTTGCAGCACAATACAAAGGCAAAGGTGCAAAAGGTGCATGGAAGGCCATTGAGTTTTGGATTAAGCGCAAGGGCATAGACCCAAAATTAACATTTGTGATATTCCGGTCTATTATGCGTAACGGTATAGCACCACAACCATTTATGATACCCGCCTATGAGAAAGAAAAGCCTGCCCTACTCAAACGCCTAAAAGCACTATTCTCATGATAATGAAAAACCCTGCCATAGAGATTAAGAAGTGGTTAATCAACCGGCTATTCGCTTACACTTATATTGATGTGTACGATGCTATGACACCAACGGATGCCAACGGGGAGTATATTGTTATCAGTTCCCGAACTGCGAACCAAGGGGAAGGTAAAGATTGCTTCCAATTTGAGGTATCGGCTACACTCGATGTAGTAACGAAAGGCAGCAATTTTGGATTCAAGAGGGCAGAGCAAATTGCAGAGAATATTATGGGCGGTATAAATTCAGATACAATTGTAGTTTTACCGACCGGATGGGATTGTAAAAATGTAGTATGTGAGAGTATAAATAACCTTGAGGATTTAGACCCATCGGAGAATACTTTTCGTGTAATTATTCGTTATACCTTTGTAATCACTCAAACAATATAAAATGGCATACACTTTCGTAAACGGCAGA